GCCAGATGAGAACCGTCTTCGGTGTACGTGGTCTAGTCTCAGCTCTTCTTGTTCTTGTTCTTTGGCTGCTTCTTCTTCTGTGCACGATTGCTGGGCGGAGCCTGACGGAGCTGCGCGTTCAGCCTGTTAAGGCCGATCATCGCAGCTCCGGATAAGGCAGGTTGACCGGCCGCATTGAGGAGCGATGGCACCACGCCAGTCGCCACCTGAAGGCCGATTCGCCCAGCATTCTGAACCATCTTCCACCAATCCCCTTTGGCGTTCATATCTACCGGAACCGCGACGGGCAAAACTGACCGTCGACGGTGGTACTCAATGAGCGCATTAGGATCATAGGGAGTGGTGGAGACGGCATTCGCGATCACTGCACCATCAGTCACTTCGGGAAAGAATTCGACAATAGTCCTTAGTACGACCTTGAACGTGCTAGTCGCCGCGAGACCCGAGAGCCAGACCTGGAAAGGCTGGAAACCCGAGTCGAACGACGGAGAGCAGGTTGTGGAGGCCGTAATCATACTAGTGTTGTCGACACCGAGGTGGTGATAGGTCCATGATGACTCACCCGAAGAGAGGACCCCCTCCTCTGTAGCACCCAGGCAGAATTGAGATGCTGCCTGAATGCTATTACCCTGGACCACAGTGAAGTGGCGGGGTTTAGGAGGTTGGATCATCCGACCGGTTACGTAGGCTCCTTTCGCGGCCTCCCACTCAACGTAGGAAGGGATAGTCGAAGCCAGCGCCCGGCTGGATGGAAGGGAGGGGGTGAGTACCATGTGTGGTATCCACATCTGCTGGTTATCTCCATCAGTGAGCTTCACTGTTAGAAAACGGCCTAGGTCCGTCTGCATTGAGCCTGGAATGGCGGCAATGCCGATGGACCCCTGCCTATTCAGTGGAGCCGTGATATCATGAACCTCCAGACCCAACGCCGCGACCCTGTGAGGGGTCGCGAGATCGAGTGAGAGGGCTAATGATCCGAGGAGTGCGCTGTTGCCAGCCACAACCATCGCGTTGCTGACGCTTCCAGACGTCCCGCCTTGGCCTATGGCGGAACGGAGAATGGAAACAGGTCCCAACGTGAAGGTACCAGCAGTGAGATCTAAGGTGGGTAGACCGCGAATCGTCGATGTAGTCCTACACCCAGGTCCAACGCTATGGGAGAGACCATCAAACTGGATTCGAATGATGTCCCCGGCCCCAGTGGCGGAGGCGACGAAGGTCTGGTTATAAAGGCGGGTGTAGGAAGGTGTGCACGTCCCGTCGGGAATTCCGGGAACGATTTGGACGTAGTCATGGAAAGGATCGAGAGCGGCAGTGCACCAGGCACTGCCTGAGGGGGTTAGAGGTAGGGTTGTATTCATCTTGTCGTACTTCATGTGGATGAGTTTAACGTCTTCCCAGGACGGGGTGGTCCACAAACCCGTGCTCCGGGAGATGGGGATAGGTGGCGCGATCGAGCGCCATTCAACATATCCTCCTAAATCCGGAGTCAGAGGCGGGACATCCCAACTTGGTTCCAGCTGGATCTGGTGGCACCAGGCCCAAGGGCCCGGCGACACCGGAGGGATCTCCTTTGATCCCTAGGGGTGTTCTCATAATCCCCTATCTCCAACAAGGAATGATATACGACAAGGGTCTAATTGATCGGATGGGTCCCTGCGCGCTGCGGTCGACGATCGTCGACCTTGCGAACACCGGGGGGGCCCTTTCGGCCCCTAGTAGGCATAAGCCTCTTGATTCTTCGCCCATAACCGATCTTCTTAAGAAAAAGCACTACCGATGGACTCTGACCCACCAGTGATCTCGGGAAAGGTTCAAAAGAACCCGCCGGGAGACACCGTGGAGTCCACCATGATCCCTCAAATCCCTGAACTGCCGGAGCACCCGTGACTTTGGGAGCCTCATTGAAGGGGCTTCGACCTCATCAAGGTATAGGCGGTTCATAGGACATTGCGATACATCCATGACTTTAAGAGATTCCTCCCCTCGAAAGAGGGGACGCAGCCGAGGCCTGAGCACGAAATGGCCCCAAGTTCTATCGGAATGCGAATCTATATTGGTGGACGTGCGTGGAGCGCATACACCAACATAGGCCTTACAGAGGTCAGTCTGATGACCTATGACACCGTCGACAAGTCTCTGATAACAGAAAGACGCGAAGCCCTTTTGAAACTTCGTAAAGGTGACGGTTGTCGTGACGTCTGGGGAGAGATTGAAGCCAAGGCCCCCAAGAAGCGGATCCACAAACATCGAATAAAGTCCGCGGTTCGTGAGAACTGCGATCACCTCTCGATTATAGTGGAGAAACCTCCTGTGGGCTCGGACCCTGTTGGCAGCCCCCTCAATCACGGCGTCATACTTCCCCTGGATGGGAGTGAGCTGAGCTCCCTCCCGCCTACTAATCTTAGCCTGGCCGATCATCAAACCTACGTTTAAGAAGCCTACTTTCCGAAGCGACCTTGCGGCCGGATTGTACAGGTAGCCCTCCGAGTTCACACATAGATACCGAGGATGAACGTAATTCTTCCCCGGAGAGAGACTGAAACCAATCTCGCGTGTTGTCCTCAACCAAGTCCGATAAAGGACCGAGTCGGGGGCAGGCACGCGGAAAAGGATATCATCTCCGTTTACCATCACCTGAAGGTGACGGAACGAGGTCTTACCGTGCGTAAACTCAAACGCCTTCCAATAGGCAGCCAGGTTAAGGATACAAAGAATGGGAAAGGAGAGGGTCGACCCCATAAGCTGTCCAGACCTTTGGAGTCCATTCAGCTCGAGGTTATCCTTTCCATAGGTGAGATCCTGGCCATAGAGGACCCTCCGAAGAAGTCGGGCGTAGGTGAAACCCACGCCCGATCTCTTGAGGACCTGCTCAAAGGCCAAAACGGTCCAGCCGAGCTTAACAGAGTCGGTTGCCGAGGAATAGTCACCTGAGACCCACATTCCAGTATCAGGATCTAAAGGATCCAGGAGATCAAACAGGTCGGACTCCAAGAGGGGTCGACCAGTCAGACGAAAGATAGGAGTGGTCTGTAAGGCACTCCACATGTACTTCTGGAAGGATTGTGACATCCAGTAAGGAAGGGCCTGCCCGGCAGAAACAAGCCGGACTTTCAAGGGTTCAAGGACCGCGGCGACGCGGACCGAGTTCCCAAGAAGGGTCGGGCCCCTCCAAAACTGTCTCTCATAATCCGGCTCAGCCATCCCTGCATCTAAGCGGACCCATTCCTCAGGAACGGTAGGTCTTGCACCCATATCAGGGGGCAACGCTGCCGAACCAAGGGGATCCACATAATCGCCCCAGAACTCCGGTGTCCAGACCTGTTCTCCAAAGTCTTGGACATTAGGGGGTACGATGTCCTTGAGCGGTCGCAGGTGGAAGAGGGAGGTCATTCGGTCCAACACGTCCTCAAAGGACGGTATCGGACGAGACCTCTCCTCCTCGACCTGGCCTGGTCGGACTTCGACCATCGCGGAAAGGACCGACTCAGCCGAAGGGTTGATCAGACCCTGATCGGCGAGCCAGTCAGTAACCTCGGAGTAGGCGCCCCCCTCAGCGCGAGAGCGCTCGAAGGACGCGGAAGTGGAGGGATCAAACAGATGCAGGCTCTCCAAGGGTTTCTTGAAGAGCGAGTGTACTACCCGGACGATGTAAGAGTCCATCGAGAACGGATTATGCTCATCACCCCACCTCGGAGTGTCCACAGGGTTATCCGTCCGGAGAGTCTGCGAGTGTTTCTGCAACGTCGCCTGCACCAAGAGAGGTGAGACGGTGAAGCAGGCTCGCTTGACTCCCTGAAGGAGACCCTCCATGAGGTGGAGGTTCACATGGTTGAAGCTGGCCACCCGGTTTCCCAGAAGGCGCCTCATAGGGCCTGTGAAGAGCATCCAATCCTTACCGGCGATAGAGCCATAGGAATCCGGTGGACTGGAGGGTAGTACCTGATGAAGAAATTGCGCCATCGGGCGCACACAGAAGTACTTCGCATTCTTATCGAAATCGTGCTCGGGCCAGGACAAGGCCCTTCGAAAAATGCTGAGTTGAGACTCGATCGAGATGTTCCGAAACTTCTCAATCGGTACCGTGTCGTAAAGGACTTCAAGGACAGCGCGCGTAAAGTACGCCGCCCTAACGACAACAGCAAGGGGTCTCCTAAAGGTAAAGAGAGCCCCACCACGTACAAACTTCGGAAGCCCTTCAGCGCCAAGGCAGACGCCGACATAGCGAACCAGAGATGGTTCGAAAGTCGACGCCTTTTCCCAGAGACTGTGAACACAGTCACTGGGCCTTGGCCCGGAGGAAGGACCTCCTGCACCAGCACCTCTGCTGGACAGGCGGTTACACATCGCATCCACCAGGGCGAGGGGATTAACCCACGCGCCTGGCTTCATGTCGCTGCTCAAATGACTCATAAGTTGTTTG